TGACTCATCTTTAAAAGTACAAGTAATTTTATATTCCTTTTCTTTTTCTTCAGCTTCTTTTAAACATTCATCTGTTTCTTCAGTTTCTGGTTTTTCTGGTTGATGATCTTTTTCATAACCATTACGGTAGATTACAATTCCACCAATATCTTCGGCTGCTTCTCTTGCAGGTTTTTCATCTTTCCATGCACCCCAGAACCAAAGAGAATCGTAATCATTAGCATATCTAGCAACTATGTAATTATACTTATCTGCATAGTCAGGAACATTATGGACTAAATAACCATTAATACCTTTATCAGAACCACTTTCAGTTAATTCTTTTCCATATTCCTCTAATAATGCATCTAAGCCGTTTGCAATATTATAATATTCATTTAATTTACTCATTAATAAAATCTCCTTTAATTTAATAAGTTTACAGATAATTTAGCAGAAAATAACTATTCAAAAATAAGAGTTTTTTAATTGTAACTGGATATTTTATCAGTTTATAATAAAAAGCTCAAAATATTGAGAATTTTGAGCCTTATAATCAGATTTAGTATCTTACATTAAAATCTAATACTTTTTGTTTTGTCTTTAATTCAATTGCTGACTTAGTATACTCATATATTTTTTCTATATCCATAAAATCACAGTCAGGAATTGTTACTCTTAATGTTGAAGGACAAATATCTAATGATAGTAAGGCATCATCTACATCTCCAGTTTGCTCTTTTTGTCTTTGATAATTAAGTAAACTTTCAATGCCTGCAAAACCAGATATTTCCCAAACTTTTGTTCTTTGTTCATATTTAATATTAAATGCTTCTACTGTCATAGTTCTATTTTCCTTGTATTAATAAGTTATTAATATAATCGATAATTCTATCTTCTATGATATAGAATTGGTCTCTTTGAACAATGCGGTAAATGCTTTCTGCACCTGATTTTACATAATCCATAAACCTAAAAACATCACCGTCCCAAACTACTTTAAAAGATTTATTATTGAAGTAGAAATAAATAGTATGTAAATTACAATATGGATTTACTTCTACATCGTGCTTTACTTTATTTCTTTTAAAAAACTTAACTAATGGTTTAGTAATTTTTAAGAATTCTTTACTTGTCATTTCCATAATTCCTATTCATCTCCTTAAATATATTATACAATATAATTTAGACAATATTATAGTTATATGTTAAAAAAAGAAGCTTCCGAAGAAGCTCCTCTTTTTATTATTAATCTTTATTAATAAGTTAATACTGCGTTAGCAACAGCATATTTGTTGAAGTCTTGAGTAACTTCACCCTTAACGATCTTACCACCAACAACTAGGTTTTCGTTAAGTAATGCTTTACCATACCAAGTACTGAAGCCTTGTGCTAAACCACCATCTGGAGTTCCTAGTAATTGAGTTGGAACGATAGCCATATATGGAGCATATACAGCAGCTGAACTCATCATATCAGATCCATTTAGACCGAAGAAGAATTCACCTCTCTTAAGAGCTGGAGATACATAAACGCCTAGACCGTTTAATTCACCTGCTTTGTAAGGACCATTCATCTTAGGGTTCTTAACTGCAGTATAACCACTTACGAATGCTAATACTGTTAATACGTCTGGAGCACATACCATGTAGTTAGCACTGAACTTCTTAGTTCTGTTATAGATAATAGCTTTAGCGGCTTCAACGATTTCAAGGAATCCGTTGTAGTGTTCAAACTTAGAAACACCTACTGGAATAGTCTTGTCCCAAGTTAAAGCTTCAACATCTTCAGCTTTAGCGAATGCTACACCATAAAGCATCATAACCATTTCAGTATCGATTTCATATACTAATTCACCACAAGCTTGTTCAGCGATTTGCTTATCTAATGAGAAGCCATAATCAGTCTTAGCTTGGAAAGCAGTGATTTGGTCATATCTTACAGCGATACGTCTTGGTTCAGCAACTAATGGAATGCTCTTTAATACTGGTCCAATAGTAGGAATATCTTGAGCAGGAACATGTTCCATTTGGAATTCTTCTGAGAAGTAAGCAACCTTAGAATCAGCATCTAATCCACCAGCGTTAACTTCAGCAGCTGTTAAGTAAGTAACGTTACCATTCTTATCAATAACTTTAGCATCTTTTCCAGTTACACCTTCTTTTAAATCTTCAGCAGTTGCGAATCTGTTAGTTGCCATAGCTGTTAAAGCTACTTTTCCATCAGATCCTACAGTTTCAATGATAACTTGGCTAGTAAAGTTAACTCTAGCTTCAGTCATATCACCTAGACCGAATACACCGTTGAATAAATCACCCTTCTTAACATCACCCTTATTAGTTCTTGATTGATATTCTAAGTAAGCAACAGCTCCACTGTAAGAAGTCATTGGGTGAACGATAACTAAGTCATTAGCAATTAATGAAGGAACTGCAATGTTAGTTAAGTTTAAACAGAATTTCTTGTAAGCACCTAGGTCAGCTCTTTCAGTTGCCATAGTGTTCATAGATTCAGTTAAGAATCTGTTAGTATTATCTAGTAATACAGCAGTAGTTAATGCCATATTGTTAGACATAGATTTGCCATAGTTCTTTTGAACATAAGCATCAGCGACTTTTAATTGTCTACCATAAGCTTCTAATAAATTTTTAGCCACGATTTTTCTCCCTTTTAGATTATTATAATTAGTTTAATTTTTTATTTTAAAATGTACTTTTCTTTAATCCTGCTAATTCAAGTAAGTCATCATCAATATCATATCCATCACTATTATATCTAGTGTTATTATTAGATTTAGCGGTATTGAATTTTACTGACTTTGCAGTATTAAAAGGTAATCTGTTTACTGTTGATTCAAGTAAACCTTCACATACAGAATCAATATCATCTAATGTATAATGTTCATTTAATCTGTTTGTGATTTCTGTAGGCTTAACTCCTAAAGCATCAGCTTTTGATTTGATGTAATGTTCAACAACAGTATTTAACTTATCTCTGTAAGCTTTAGCTGCGTTTAGATTAGCATCGGCTTTCTTTTTATAGCTTTCACATTTAGCTGTTAGCTTAGCTTCATTTGCTTTAGCCTCATCAAGAGTATGATTTAATTTTTCTTGTAGTGAATTAACTTCACTCTTAGAATTATTCATACTTTCTTTTAATTCTTGAGCTTTTTTAAGTTGCTCTTTTAACTTTTTGTTTTCTGCACTAACATTTGCTAAAGATTCTTCAAGTTTAGCTGTCTTATTATTACTAGCTTCATTTTCTTTCTTAATCTTATTAGCATAATTTCCTAATGACACAAAGGCATTCTTATACTTTTCAGATTCCTCAGTTAATCTCTTAACTTCAACATCATTGACTGCCATAGCTTCCTTTAGATTCTTTAAGTCTTCAGCTTGCTTCATGTTTATACGAGTAAGTTCTTTGACACTTTCAACTAGCTCATCTGATCCATTATCAATAGCTTCATCATCTGTTTCAGTTTCAGTAACTTCTTCAGCATCAACACTTGTATCTTCGGCTTCTATTTCTTCAGCTTCTTCGGCTGGTGTGCACTTAATTGCAATTGAACAAGTATCTTCTGTAGTATTTACATCAACTGCTGATATTTCATAATCAATACCATCAATTGAAATAGGAGTAAATACAATATTTGTTCCTTCATTACATACATCTAATAAATTCTTTAATTCATCAGTAGAAATTAATTCTTTAGGTCCAAATTCTTCTGGATCATCAATTTCATCTACAGGTTCTTCTGCTTCTACTTCAGCTTCAATTTCATCTTCAAAGACATCTTCATCTTCGTTTTCAATATCATCTTCTAAATCTTCTTTTAATGATTCTTCGACGAATACTTCTTCTTTCTTTGAAGCAAATGTTGGAGAAATTGTAATTTCCCATTCATCATCTTCATCAACTGCTTCTACTAAGTCTTCAACTAAACTTTCATTTGTAATCTCAGTTGCTTCTGCTTTTAATTTATTATATAAGTCATCATCACTTATAATATTATTTTTATTCTTGTATGCTACTAAATCTCCATTAGTATAAATACCAAGCATATTTGCATATTCAATTAATTCTTTAAATTGATCAGCTGTTAAGCTTTCTTTTAATTGAGCTTTTAAGCTTTTCTTAGGTGGGATAATATTTAAATTTACTAATGATTCTTGCATAATTTTTCTATCCTCTTCATTTGCATTGTTTAAAGACTCAACTAAAACATTTTTTAATTCTTTTTTATTTGCTTGGAATGATTCACATACTGCCATTCTAGCTCTCTTTAAAGCAGGAAGTTGAACTATATCCCAAGTTTCAAGATAGAAAGTTTCAGGATCTACTTCATTATCCATATCTACATCACCTGAACCACGTGAACTAATTCCAGGAACAAATCCATAATCAATTAAAGTCTTTAAGATTTTTCCATTAGGTGTATCTAATATATCTACATAAGCATATAAATCACCATTTACAATTTTTGGCATTTCAGGAATACAAGCACATACTTTTTCCATATCTGTTTCTTCTCTGTCTGCTGGATGTCCTAATTCAAGGAATAATGATTTATTTGCAATTTTTTCTCTAAATACTTCATCACTTAATGCCTTTTTCCAAAGCTCACCGCTATAATGTCTTTCATTACGAGTGTTTTCTTTACCAGTAGCAATTGGACCATATAAACGGCCTAATATATGTCTACGAGTTTTTTCTTCTTCGGATAATGGTTGTATTTGTAATGTTTCTAATATTTGTTTATTATCCATTATTAGACCTCCTTAAATAAATAGTCTAACTTTAAATCACTTAATTTAGCGGATATTTTATTATATTAATTTAAAAAAATTAGATATGCCTCAATTTTCCATAAAAAAAGAAACTATAATTTAATATAGTTTCTAATTTTAATTATTTTATTCAGCTGAAAGTTCTCGTTTTCCATTAATATATTCTAATACTAAGAGATCAGCTTTTATTAAATTTAATAGTTTAAATACCATATCTGCATTATTTTCTGTGAAATATTTATTAAGTGTAGCAGTTATTTCATTTGCTCTAATTTCTTTAAAGAATAAGTCTGGAGACTCTAATTTACTTCCATACAAAGAAACTTGAGTTAATAAACTAGATAATGTAATTAATGCCTCTTTTACTGAATCTTGACCTCTTAATATATTAGTATATAAAGGAGATTTATTTTTATTATGATTCTTTCTTAGCATTTCATAAAAGTTAACAGCTTCAAGTCCTCTATTTGCTGCAATAAATTTTAATACATCAAATGGAACCTCTTTTGAAATAATTAGTTGTTTAACATATTTATTAACATCTATACCTTCATCTTCTAGCTTAACTAGAATTGTCATACAATCATTTTTAGAAATCATTTTTTATTTTCCTTTCTATTTAATTACTAAACATTTTTAGTAAAATCTATATCTTTATTTAATTCTTCGGGTGTTGGTAGATCATCGTCTTCTGTTAGACTTTCTAGGTCAGGAAGGTCTTCAGTTAATAAGACCTTTCCGCCATTAGTTGTAAAGCTTTCAGTTGCTTGTTCCTCAGTAGCTACAGATGACATTCCTAAATCAAATTCATCTGTTGATGGTTCAGCTGATTCTTCTGGTTCAGAAGCTCCACTTGTGTCAAATGACATATCAGCGCCTCCTCCACCATTATTAGCTGCTTCTTCCTCAGCTTGCTTAGCTAACTCATCTTCTTCAGCTTTTTTCTTTTGAGTTTCAGCATCTTTGATTTCACCATCAAGTTCTGCTGTAATACCATCACCATAATTTAAAGTAGCAGTTAATTCTTTTAATATTCTTAATTTTCTTGGTTTATCTTCTACATCAGCAAATAAACTATAGAAATTACTTACTGCACTTACTTGGTTAGTTAATGATTCTCTATAATCTTTTTCTTCTTGAGTTACTGGAGCTTTCATTTTTAATACAAATCTATTAATATAAGAAGGATATCCTTTATCAATTAAGAATAGATTAATACAGTCAGTAATTGCTTGAATTAAAGCATTTTGAACTCTTTTAACACCTTTTGAATAAACACTTGAAATAATACTTAATGATGAACCACCATTAAAACCAGCTGCATCATCAGTATATCCAAAATATTGTTTAGGAATACCATAAGCAGAATAGAATTTATTAGTCCAGTTATCTAAGTCTGCTAAATCTTTAATATTGATATCTCCACCAATTGATTCAACAGAAACTGCTCCTTGTCCACCATGAGTTGTTAAGTATACATAGTTTACAATAGCACCTGGATTTGTATATTCAGACATAGATGAATTTGGATCAACTGTTGTCTTTTGTTCAAATAATTGTTTAATATTTCTTAAAGTGTTATGTGCTTTTTCTTTTGACATATCGCCAACTTCTACTTGAACTTTTTGAATTAAACTTGATCTTGTAATTCTTGTTAATAGAATAGCAGATTCAAGTAATGTTTTTTCTCTCCATACTTTATATGAATCATAAAGCATTGATTTACCACGTCTTACAGTGTAAGAATAATTTTTAGTATTAGTATTTTCTGGATCGTCATCACTAATAATATTTACTGTTTCTGGGAAACGAGAAGTATTATCTGCTAAGTAAGCATGAACGAAATCATCAGCTTGGAAAATATTAATATCATTAGATTTCATCTTATAATTTGCTACTGTAGCTGTATTTTGTCCAGTCATATTAGTAGTTTCAAGGAAGTTCATAGCAATATCTGTATTTGGTGTTTCAATATAACCATGAGTCTTTCCTAATTTAATTAATTCATACATTGTACTTGGATCTGGAACCATATCTACAAAATAACTGTAGTGATCTGATATAGGACGAATATTCATTTGAATACTTTCATTTAATTCATCATCTTTTTCATCAAAGTCTTGATTAAAAGTCATATCTTCATTTAAAATATTTCTTGTAGAATTTACTCTATTGATTCTATCAGACTTAAAGAATTTGTCTTCATTATCAGATTCTCTATATAATCTTAAATAAACATCACCATATTCAATTAATGAATAAGCCCATCCAAATAATTTTTTATCAGCATTAATTAAGTCAAGTAAATAGTTAACAAATTTACTTACTTTTGGATCTGCAGATTCTGCCCAGATAACATGTCCATTATCGGCTGTTTCACAAACATCTTCAGCATAAGTTCTGACAATTGCAGATACTGAAGAATCTTGCATCATAGTATCTATCATTTGATAAATTTGTTCTCTTACATTAGACATTCTAGTAAAGTTTTCAATTTCACTAGTATCTAATTTATTTGATAAGCCTGCTTCAATGATAGTATCCATTAATTCTTTATTAGTATCAATATCAATTCTAGCAGAGGTATCTAATACTGTAGGCTCTGCTATACTACCAATTAAAGGACTTTTTTCTAAATTCTTTTTAACTTTAGTTTCTTCATTAGCCATTAACTAATCTCCTTAAATTACAATTATACCATCAAGTAGATCTTGATAGTAATTATATTCATCTCTTCGTTCTTGTCTTATTTGTTGTTCATTATTATTTAATTCAGAATATATTGCAGTTAATTCTTTTTCGAATTCTGCAATCATCGTTCTTTTTTTATCTTCATCACTTAGCTCATTGTTTATTTCAATAAAGTTATCTAAGTGTTCGCCATAATCAAAAGCATATTGGTCAGCAAATAAACTTGCTGAATAAACAGATCCTGCAAGACCGTCGGCAGCATCCTTAGATCCATTTTGCGGGTGGTCTACTTTACCATTAGAAGCTTTTTCTAAGTTTACTAACTCCTCAGTTAATAAATCACATTTTTTAAATAATTTAATATGTCTTTCATTAATTGCTGTTTTTAGATATTCATAAGGAATACATTGTTTAATAACTCTTCCTTTTTCATCTTGTGCGTGTGTAGGAGTTATTACGTCGACAGATAACTTATTTGCATTAAATCCATCTGATAATAATTCTTGATACATTTGAGCACTTTGGAAAGTATCCATTGAAACACTCTTAATAGAAAATCCTTGTTCTCTAAGCCAATTAATAAATATTCTAGTTTTTTCAAAAGATATTTGATGGCCTTTAGGAGCTTTAACAGATGTTGCAAAAGCTACTTTATAGAATAGTGTTCTTGAATTATCATCACCTTCTATACTTGGTCTCTTACCTTCTATCCAAGTTCCAACAATACCCGTTTTATCTCCTGAAAAAGACATGTCGAGATGTATAAATAATGGTTTTGACATATCGCTTGGTTTAACTCTTGATAAATCAAAGAAGTTAGCATATTGTAAGAAATCATCAGGACCATTACCTACTTCAATAATATCTTTAGTAAATAGATTAAGATAATCATCTACTTTAATCGCATTTAATTTAACGCCTGAAATAAACTTAGTTGCAGAAGCACCAGATAAACCAACAATATCCATTAAGGCTTGATCTAAGTTATCTTCAAAAGTTTCTCTATATCCAGGTGGAACTTTAATCATTGAATAACCTTTAGCTCTATAACTTTCAACTAATTCTTCAGAAGCATCTTTTGGTAATAATTCATTAGTTAAGAACTTATTACCTACAGCAACCCAGAAAGCACCGGGATCTTCTGGAGATCCTTTTCTTGGATCAACGGTCCATTGTGATTCTTCAACAATTAAAGAGGTTTTGCTTTCATTATCTCTTTTTCCTTTGATATAACCATCAAGGAATGCTTGTTCACTATCTTTAGAAGAAATGATAATATTTACTGTTGGTAAATAAGTTCCTCTTAAGAAACGTGAACGCATACGAGCATCAATTTGAGCAATTAATCTTTTTAATTTTTGTTTATGTTTTTCTACATTATTTCCCATTGCTGAGAAGTTAACTTCATCAGATATATTACAGAATAATGCACGACCTATAACGTGATTATTATTAGAACCAAAGATCATTTCTATTCCTTTAGGCGGTTGCCATTGAGGATTTGTTCTACTCATATTTAAGTTACCATGATCCATAAACCATGGAGAGATTTGAAGCATTTGTTGTGCTTTATCCCAAGCAACACCTTTAGCCGCATCAATAGTACAGTTTAACATTGAGAATGTTAATTTGTCAATAGGTGTCATTCCATAGTAAGCATAAGGGTCTTTTAAGCAAAGCATTCTATATAATAAATATAACATTGTTATAACTGCTATTTGAGTTTTACCAAGACCGATAGCTCCAGTAAGAATTATGGTATTATATTTAGTTGTAAGATTATCTGGAAATATGTCTTTAAGTTTCTCTCTCCAATATGGCCATAAAGTACATTTACGTTCACCAGTTATTGGATCAACTTCCCAAAGAGCTTTACCTAAATAATAATCACTATCTAGAAACTCTTCAATATCTACGGGAACTTCTTCAAAATCACCATAGGTTAATTCTTGTAAAATGTCTGATTGACCTTCTTTTACAAATTGTTTTAGAATATCTAAAGCAACTTTTCTTTCTTCTGGAGATAATCCTTCAAGCATTGATAAATCAATGTTTTCTTGGTTGTTAGACATCATCTAGTCAACCCTCCTTGATTAATTATTATTCCATAATATATTATACAATATATTATGATTTTTCAGTTTTTTCCTCATCGTCAGTTTTTTCTTCATCTTTTTCTTTATTCTGTTCTTTTGATAATCTATCTGCTTGAACAGGGTTTACATTTGAACCTTTCTTAAATTTACCTCTATCCTTAGCCCAATTATTAATAACTTCAATAATATCTTTAGTTGTTACTAAATCAACATCTTCAGGAATAATATTTTGTTCTTGTGCCTCCTCAGCAGGCATTCCATATAGTCTAGGGAAAATGGCTTTCATAAAGGCTTTTTGCATGTGTTCTTCTGCATAATGTATATAATTATTAATAACAGATGCAACCTTCATTAACCAGTCACCATTAGCTAAAGTTAATAAAATATGTTTACAGCCTCTACCTTGATCATCATTAGGATTTGCTATTCCTTTTCCTGGACCTGGATCATGCGCTGTATCATCAACTGAAACATTATTTATAATATTCCAGTGAGCAAAACGATATTTAAAGTCATCACAAGTACACTTAGTATAAATATCAGCAGTATTAAAAGTTTTAGTTAGTGCTTGAATAACATTTTTAAATTCTAACTTGTTATTATTACTTTTAATACTCTTTGCTAATTCTGAACATACACCTTCCATTTTAATAGTTACTGTATAATTATCTGTTTCACCCATGACTGGAATTGTAACTATTAGCGTATCTTGTTTAAAAAACTCATTCATATCAATTTTATTATATTGTTGAACTGTTTGAGCTAGTTTAGAATATTTCTTTCTCTCAAATCTATTCTTTCCATATTTTTGATTTTTATATGCACCTACATTTTGAGATTTAGAAATTAATGCAGTTCTTTTATCTTCAAATAATCTTCCTAAATCTTGTTTACAAGTATTCATATAAATATTTAAACCATCATCAGAATAAGGTTTGAATCCAAGAGATTTATAGAAATCGATTAAAGATGTTTTACTTTTATTTACACATAATCTATTTCCTTTAAATCTTTTCATAAGTTCATCTACTAATAATGTTCCAAAACCTTTATGTCTAAATTCAGGCATGATATAAACATTATTTATATAACCATCATCTAAGTATCCGTAACCAATTACAATATCAGACATATCTAGCATAATTAGTCCTGTATAATCGTGATCTGGAGCCAGATGGATTCTAGATAAAAGACCTAGATTATGTAGATTTTCTTTAGTAAGAGATACAAATTTATAATCATTATTTACAGCGGATATTAAATTATTATTCATAATTATTCTCCTTTGCTAAAAATTGCATTGCGTATAATTTAGCAAATAAAATGTTATTTAGAGTATAAAAAA